TAGCTAAAGGTTTCCACCCAAAGTCTCTTATTTTTTTAATTGTATTTCTTTTTTTCGGTTTACTCATATTAAGTCTCCCCCCTAGAATGGTATATCGTCTTCATTAAAGTTAGACCCAGTTGGTTCTTCTTTAACTGGTTCTTCTTTCTTCTCCATAGGAATATCCAAACGAGCAAACTTATACTCGTTATTGTTCTTAGAAGTCCTATCCCACAAAGCTACTCTAAGTTCAGCATTACCTCCCTCTTTCACTCTAGTTACTAAATCCTTTAACAGTTGCTTAGATAGTTCAACCTTGCCTGTCCAATCAGGTTTAGTATCCTTATCCTTGAAGTTGTTAATGTAAATAGCACCCTCCGACTGTACTCTATTATTATTATCAGCCATCTTTTTTCTCCTCGCCCTCAGGCAATTTATTTGCAAACTCTTTTATTTCATCCATAATTTGTTTGTGTTTGTCAGGATGATGTAGCTTAATCTTTCCAAAGCCTAGTGCATTATCATTTATCGCACCACGCAAAGCCTTTTTTGTTTCATACAGTTCAGCAGTAATCATAAAGCCTTTAAAGAACAAGTCCGCCCACTCAGGATTTTCATAATCATCATCTTTAGGATTGTCTAATTTTTCTTCGTCAGACGCATCAGGTGATTTTTTATTTGACTGGTTAATATTTTTTTCTTGGCGTGCTTCCTCAGTTCCCTCTGTTACCCAATCAGGTATATCAACATCTTCATCTGATTTACTGTCTTTCTTTTCATCAAGATAAACCAAATCCTCTCCGCCATAGATGTGATGTCCTAAACCAAACATAGCCATAGTCTTAACAAGACAACGCATCTTGGTATCACTAACTTGTCTAGCACTAGGATTTTTTATAGCATTGTATCTGTTATCCATAACTGGCAACCACATTTCCCTTGATAGATTGCCAATAGTAATACGACATCTAATCTCTGCTGAACCATCAGGCATTTGCACATAAGGAACACCTGTATCTTTTTGCTCGTAAAATCCATACTGAGCATCAGGATAGTGTTTCATAAGAATACCCCATGCCCATGCCCAAGATAAATAAGACAAGTTCATCTTCTTTTCTATATGATCAGAGCAGTCCACTTTAGATAAAGTATTCCACACTTCTTTATAAGTAAGTTCTTTACTAGGCATTTGCCACCCCCTGTTTAGCTAACTTAATTTCATCTTCAAAAAAGAAATTGATGGAGGCATAAATATCCTCCCATGTAACCCCAAAATTTGCATCGTGATTATCTTCTACCCTTTGCAATACATCCATGCACTCTTCATCTGTTAATTTAATTGCTAAATCATAGTCTTCAACAACCTTATTAACATCTTCAATGCACCAAACTATAGCTATGGAATTAGTATCGTTATAACCATTTCCATAATCAATTTTTTTATTATCAGCCATTTTTTAACTCCTGTTGATACTGATTACAAAACTGAGCAACATTACAATACCCTTTGCATTTAGTATATTCGCCTACAGAATGCTCAATACTAAGATTTGCAACATCACTCCCCTTAATATACTCCTCAGCCTCATGTTGAGAGGGCAAGACTCTTACTGCAGTCTTTCTACCTTTCTTCATTACTCTGAAAGTATCATCTTTCTTCCACCTCTCCTCGTCTGTGCAACGAGGAAGTTCATCGCCTAACAGAAACTTAGTCTCTGCTTGTTGATGTAAAGAAACTCTTTCTCTAATAAACTTGTCTTGTTCTTCAAAACTCCAAACTGGTATATCAATAACACTAATTGCACTCTTGGGATAATTCCCCCCCCTACGCATCAATTCGTTTTTGTTCCAGTCTCTCGCTAGTGCAATAATATTTAACTGGTCAATAGTTTTTCCGCCTGCATTTTCGTGCAACCAAGCATAACAATTAAGTTGTTGTTCCCAATCAGGTTTGCCACCTTTTAAAGCAGATATAACAGTCCAAACAGAGGTAACTTTGTAATCTTTTAAAGTGTTTTCATCTAAAGCTAGGCTATCTGTTTGACCACTAATACTCCATCCGCTTACATCAGCGAAGTATCTTTGCTCAGTTATAGTGTCTTCTTGGTTTTCGTTGGCTCGTTCTAGTAGCGTATGTATGCTTTGCCCTAGTATCTTCCATATCTCGTCTGAGTAGTCGAGAGTGATCTCTTCGTAGTTTGCCTCAGTCAAAAGCCTAATTCTAGGAGACTGCAATAAACCAGTTACAGATATGACGGATTTGCCCTTAGAGTATTGGTCGTTCTCTATCGCCCTAATAATCTCTACAGGAAGATTATGTTTGTTCGTGTATTTCAATTACTTATTTCTTTTAACTTTGATACCTTGTTTTGATTTTATATTTTTTCTCTGTCATTTTGTCCGCCATATTCCTACACCATCATCTAACTGTCTTACAGTAAATTGTTTTGTAGGGTTTTTAATCTTATATCTATTAACAAAGTTTCTTATAATTCTATGCTCTTGATATATCTTACTCTTACCCATATCAACCTTGACCATATCGCCTGCTGACATATCTTCAATAGGTATATTATATTTTCTTGGTTTACCTTGTTTGTTCTTTGGTAAGGGTACACCTTTTACTATTTCAAATTCCATTGTAAACTCTCATTTAATTACTCTTAGTTGTGTTCTCTAGTTCAAGAGCCTGTTCAAGCAGTGCATCCCTTTTAGATAGTATTTCATCTTTAAGTAAAGCCAAGACATCTGATTTGTTTTTTATTATCCCTTTAAGAATAGCCGTCCCTTGACATGATTTACTTATGCCTAGTTCTGAATGCACCTCATCGAAAATCTTCCAAAGTTCCCTGTCTAATGCAACAGTAATAGAACCCTGTTCTTTGTTTTTACTTCTCATATAGGTAGTGTATCACACAAAAAATCAGAATGAAGACATTTTGATTAATAAATTATTATAAATAGTATTTGCGAGTTGATTACGAAAGTTTTTTAAACTAATATGTATGAATGTGTCCTGAAAACAAAAACATAATGAAAGTTGTTGAGTGCATGATACTTAAACAAGCTATTAGAGATTTGGCATCTAAAGACACTAATCTATCAGAGTCTGCATCAGACTTTTTTAAATCATCAAACTATAAAGAGTTGTGTTTATCCTTAGAAATAGATAAGTCCATGATGGATAAATCTATTAAGGAGTTAGAGACATATCCTTTAATAAGCAAAAAGAAGTTAGCTAATAAGATGGCGATTATGCTAGATGGATTTAGTAGGGAGTAAGTGTAGTAGGTATATACTTACTAAGTTTTAATTAATAGGTATCTACTAAAGTAGTAAGTATATACCTACTATGGAGGATTGATAAATGATTGTCAACAATGACATAGAGGCTAGTGTGCAAAATTTATCACATGGTCAGCACAAAACAGTTTGTCCTATCTGTTCAAACAATAGAAAAAAGAAGAACGATAAGTCGCTATCTGTAAACATAGATAGTGAACGGATTGTCTATAATTGTCATCACTGTGGCAGTAATGGTGCAATAAATACGAAAAAAAATTGGAGTAAACCACACATGAAAGCAGTAAAACCGATAAAAAAACAAGAGCCGATCACATTACCAAATACGGATGATAAAGAAGATAGCATCAAATGGCTAGAAAATAGAGGCATCAGCGAGCAGATTGCAAGCACGACAGGAGTTGTCTGGGGTAAAAAGAAATATAAACCAGTCATAGGTTTTTCTTACGCTTCTGAGGATGGTAGCGTTTATGCAGTCAAATGGAGAGTTGCAAATGGAGAGAAAATCTTTTGGTGGGAGGGAAATGCTCAAAAAATGTGGGGTAGAAACCCAAAGAACAAGAGTCTTGAAGATGTAGAAAGCACTATTGTTATTACTGAGGGAGAAATGGATTGTCTTGCTATCAAAGAAAGTTTCAAAAACTACATGAATATAGATGTTTACAGTGTTCCTCATGGTTCGCCATCAAAGATTACTGATGGCAAGATCGACCCAAGTGAGGATAAGAAGTTTGCCTATTTGTGGGAGGATAGAGATAAGTTTGAGGACATAGAAAGAATAATACTTGCTACTGATAATGACGAGGCAGGCGATGTTTTGGCACATGAATTGTCTAGAAGACTTAATATAGCAAGATGTTATCGCATGGATTACAAAGGTAAAAAAGATAGTAATGAAGTCTTGATGAAAGATGGAGCAAAAGCACTTAGAGATATGGTAATTAAAGCCAAACCCATACCTTTACATGGTTTAAATAGTATTGACTTCTATCAGGATGAATTTCAAAGTCTATACGAGCAAGGAAAACCAAGTGGAGCAAGCACTGGATACTCTAGCGTAGATGATTTATTTACTTTAAGCACTGGAAACTTGATTGTGTGTACAGGTTATCCAAGTGAGGGTAAGTCAGCATTTATTGACCAGTTAATAGTTAATCTTGGCAAACAGTCAGGATGGAAGACTTGTTTTTGTTCTTTTGAAAAGCCACCAAGCCTACACGCAGTACAATTAAGTCAATTAGTTACTGGTAAGCCATTTTTTGATGGTGTCAACGAGAGAATGACCCAAGAAGAGAAAGACTTTGCTGAAACTTGGATAAAAGAGCATGTATTGTTCCAAGATTACAAGGGAGGAGAGTTGCCAACGATTGAGGCTATCCTAGAGAAAGGTGCATCAGCAGTGATGCGTAATGGTATCAAAGTATTAGTCATAGACCCCTACAATTTCATACACAATGAGAAAAAAGGACTGGAAACAGATGCGATAAGCAATATCTTGACAAAGATACAGTTGTTTGCAAAACAACACGATTGCCTTGTAATTTTTGTCGCACATCCCAACAAGCCTTTCGTAAGGGATGGAAAAAAGAATGTTTGCACTGGCATAGATATCTCAGGAAGTATGGCATGGTTCAGCAAAGCTGATATGGGATTGACTGTATATAGAGGAGAGGAAAGTGTAGAGATACATTGTTGGAAAGCTAGATGGGGTTGGAATGGTAGGTTAGGCAGTGTAAAATTAGGTTTTAATCCAGTAAATGGTAGATATAGTGAGTACGAAGAGGCAGAAGATGATTTCGATTGGGATTTCTAATGAATGTCAGATAAACGATGTCGGCTCGCCATATCTACATAAAAGAAACAAAGTAGGTCTCACTCGCATAGGCAAAAGTAGAGTTGCAAGGGCGATTGTTTACGATCAACACATCATAGATAAAGCATATCTGCAAGACCTGATAGATGAAAAACAACATAACTGTCTTAATAAATATCTGCAAGTGATAGTAGTCAGTGGAGCTTTTCCCACTGGTGTCCAAGCTCATAAAGAAAAAATATTTACCAGTCAATATTCCTTCGCAGAACCTAGAGGTACTGTTCTAATGGGTGTTCAAAAGTTCTTAATAAATGAATGCGGAGAGTCAGTAGAAAAAAGACTATGGAAAATCATGTGCGATAATCCACAGGATGTTGATAGATTGGATTTAAAAGTTTTAGAAAAGTCTAGCAACGCATTAATGCACTACTGGTTTATTGGAAATCACTCTCCTGTTTCTTTGTTTCAACAAGCCTTGACAAACCCACTGTAGCCTCCTCTCGATTGTTTTTGTTGGCTAGTTGTTCATCTAAAGCCTTTTGTGTTGCTTTGTCATAAACATTTAACAAATCTTCTAAATTTTTTTCTTCTGCCAAGCTATGTATCATGTGAATTATTTGCTTGTTTAAACTTCTATTCTCATGCTTTGCCAAAGAATGTGCTAGTTTATATGTCTCTTCTGAGCATCTAATGTATAGACTCTTCATCGTTATCAATCTCCTTGTAAATTATTTTTGGACTTTGTAAAACTTCACCCACTGCTACACTCTCTCTGCCTACTTGCCAAAATTTAGAAGTCTCTAGTGTTTCTATTGCATGAGCCATAAAATGTTCGTTAGCTATTAATAAAGGATTGTCTAGTAATGTTATGGCATAAGACATAGCATCAACCTCACTATCAAATATCCACACTTGATGTTTCCACTCTCCAACAGATCGATATTTGTTAGATGTATCCATCTCAAAAGTATGTCTAATAACAGCGAACATGATAGAAATTATAAAGCATTTTGATAGCAATTTGAATGTACTTGCTCCATGTGGAACAAAAGTTGGAGGGATAAGACTGCAAACAAAGAGTCAACATTCCTTAAACAGCTAACTCTTATCTCATCCCTCCTATCTCACTCTCAATATGGAGGTATTGAAATTAGGTAGTTAGTGCATGGTGGTTTAGTTCTCATTTACTTTCATCCTTAACCCTATCTCTTGACTACTCTAATTTAATAGAGGGTAGGGATTTTACAAAGGCTCACTTCCTAACTACTATCTAATTAGAGCATATGAGATAGCATACTGCAATAATCTATCGTGTTAAATTTTATGTAATTTTTACTGCCAAGCTACAGTCAAATAAAAACGCATGACTGGTAAATATTTTTCTAGCAGGAGATGCCAGTTTCTCGTTATACTTTTTTTAAGCCAAAAAAAAAGGCGATAGCCACTATTAAAGTAGCTACCGCCTTTTTTATTTTGAGATTAAACCCAATCTTCGATACATTCCCCCCCATATTCATCGAAAGGTCTGTAGTTGCTAGACCAAATTCTAGGTCGATACTTTCCTAGAGTTTTGTCCTCGCACTTTTCACAAAAATAAGCAACGAAATCTCCCTCAGCATCATCGCATCGAGACATTTCATGTAAAGGTTTTCCCTCTTCATCTCTATTGCTTTCACAACAGCCATGATAAGGCTGTTTACTTGTGCCATAACAATACTTTTTCCAAGGCTTATTCATAGACACTCCTCTATAAATACCTTTCCATCTTTAGATAGCAAAGTAATTGTATCGCCTACATCAAAGTAAACTTTGAGGTCTTTGATAGAGACTCTTTTATCTCCTCTAGGATTATTAACCCTATAAAATCTAATCTCAGTCTCATCGAGCATAGTCTTATTGTACTTAAAGACTGCATCAATGGTATGTTTTTCTCCACACCCCATCGCATTATAGTCTATGCCAAGTTCTCGTAATGCAAAATCAACCACACTTTTATTAGCATCAATGATACTTTTATCGAGCATAGTCTTAGTAATTTTGATTACACCTATTGCTTTTTCTTTACTCATAATACCTCCTATTTCAAGTAAGAAATTTAATTTTCTGTTTCGACTCTTTTGAGTCTTCATCAGTGAAAATACACATTTTCAGACAGAATTTTGTAAAATTGGATGCACATACTGACCCACAAGACGATATCAGGAGGGGGTTAAGGGTCTAAGACCCCTGAAAAAACCCCCCCCTTAAATCGCATCTAGGAGTGCATACCTGAGATATCAACAGGACATATCTCGCCAAATGGTATGTCTTTGGTGCTTGGAGGGTAGTATCTCCTTTCGTGAGTAATACCCCAAAACACAGGGACATCAGGCTCTAAGTCAGCATTGACTTCGCCAAAACCATCTGTGAAATATATGAATGCTGAGACAGTATCGACATCATCAGAGAAGTCATTGAATAAATTAAAAGGAGGGTCAAAATCAGTTCCGCCTCCACCTCTTAATTCAAACTCAATGTCCTCTCCTTGAGATAATTCAAAGACATCCCACCACTCGCCTTGAGAGTTCTTGCGAACCCTAGTATCGCAGTAGCACACTCTAACCTTTTCAATACCTAAGTCTTCACATATCAGTTGAACCGCACCACCAACATAATCTAACTCAGGCTGAGATACAGAGCATGATGTATCAATCGCAATAGCGATTTCTCCACCACTTGCAACACCTACTTGACTAGGTAAATTAATACCTCTCCATGAATGCCTTTTATTAAGTCTATTCCATGAAGATTGTTTCTCGAATGCACCAGTTAAAAACTCCCTGATTTTATCAATCCAGTCAATGTGAATACTTTTGACCTCATTGATAGCACCTCGCATGGAAGATGAACCACTTATACTTGCAGTTTTATCAGCAAGAAAAATCTTACTCCTAATTGCATTTTGCAGTTCATCCATCTGCACTTGAGTTTTAATAGAGCCATCTTCGTTTGCACCATCCAAGACCTCGCCAACAAGTGTGGGGATTGCATCATATTTGCTACCTCCATTCCCACCTTGTTTTGTTTGCTTGGAATTTGCATCCTCAGAGAAATATTTACCAGTCAATGTATCTTCCTCACTTTCAGAGTTATCAATCTCTTCAGAAGTGTCTCCACCTGAAGATTGATCCTCGCTATTTTCCTCGCCATCGCCATTACTAGCTTTAGCTTGTTTCATAGCATCCTCAAAGGCATCATCGTTGGTATCTAATATTCGATACACTTGTTCCGCAGTCATTCCATGATATTTTTTATCAAGAAGACCGCCCTCAGGAAGAGATAACCTCAAGTCATAAACGATGTATGCATTGATTACATAATCACATGCAATATTAAATAATTTATGATTGCGATTACCTCTCCTACAAGGATGCTCAAAGACAACATGTAATGCCTCATGTATCAGCACCGCCTCTATCTCCTCAGGCAAGATTGTTTTAACCCATTCAGGATTGTAAAAAATTCTCTCGCCATCGGTAGCCATAGTGTCGTGCTGATTAGACTCTACTAAATCAAGACTCAGCAACATTGAGGCTATCCCAATATCTTTACGCATGAGTCTTGCTCTAGCTTTTATTACATTATTAATATCAGTCATTTTTCTTACCCCCATATAGATTACCCATAAGGCTATCTTTTAAAGGGTCAATGACTGAGGTAATGTTGTCAGACACAGTTTGCCTTTTAGACTCGCCAATATCTGTATTATCTCTAAGAGACTCTACATTATTTATTTGAGCCAAGACTTGCGTAAGACCTTGATGTGCCTTAGCTATGTCCTTGTCATTACCCAACATGTCTTTATTGACTGAGGGTATCATCTGCACATTAGCTTTAAACTTTTCTATGCTAGAGTTCTTAAAGAACCCTCCACCCTTTTTATTGGGGTCATAGCTTTTAAGTTTTTCAGCTATCTGCTCGCCTTGTTCAACAATACCACCAACAAAATCACGCATAGTTGTTTCCACAAACTTTCGTTCTCTTTTTAGTTGTTGTTTAACAAGTCTTTTAACGACATCTTCACTTGCAGTTGTCCTTATATCGTTGCCATATTGAGATAGCATCTGCACTTCAAAATCAAACTTAAATTTACTCTTGATATCTTCGACATCAGGGTAATCTTCAATATTGAATGCATCGCCTAAATCAATTCTAGCTTGCTCGATATAGCTAGGATACTTCTTGCAAAAACCATCGACCTCTCTAAAAAATTGGTCTTTGGACTTGCTCAATTCTTCTAGCAATTCATCAAGCCTACTATTGGGACATAATCTCCAACCACTCAAAACCTTATCGTCAGAGTCAGTTGAATTATCATCCCATGGCAAAGTTAAAGGATAAAATACATTGTTGCGAACCTGATTGATGATCCTACGAAAATATTTATTCGCATTTACACCCACAAGATGTTTTGCAACATGTAAAGATTTATCAGCATTAGCAGATTTCCATACTGCTAACTCTTTCCTAAGACCCTTGTCAGTCTTGATCCCACTCCAAAATTTCGTTGTTAGACGAACAAGTGTGCAAGACTCATACAAGGGATTATTATTTTTTAAATTATCCATGTTACCTCCATAAAATGAATAAGTTATTTATGAATGTTTTTCCCATCGCTAGGAAAAACCCTTATTCCCTCAAAGGAGGGTATAGAGCATTACTGCATCTAAGTTTAAAATTTCGTCTGCTAAGAAAACACAGACTCGTCAGAGGGTCTTATAAATACTCTAAATCCGCATTATTGATTTTAAAATGTGCATACGCATTAGTATTTAATATCTCTTTTCTATTACTAGAACATTGTCTTACAAAGAAGACTGAAAATTCTCTAGTCTTCAATTTAAGAATATAGGTAAGGGCATTCTCGAACCAGTCGCAAACATCCTCTTTGCTAGCATCGTTAATCTTTTGATTAAGAGCCACGATAGTTGCAAAACAAAGACCTACCTCGTTATCAGGAACGATATCGACTTCCTCGCCATTAACAATGTCAGTAAGATTGGGAACATCTTTTGATAGCTTGCAAAAATTCGCAAACTCAAAAGATTGTTCCTCGCCTACTAGAGTTTTAGTAATAGACTGCACATCATCGTCAATGCCTACTGCATTAAGAATGTTAGACAGATTTACCCATTGTCTAGGGCAAGGCTGAGGCTCGATGATCTTCGCATCAAATTGCTCTAATGATTGAGGCTGAAATTGAAGATAACCCAATACTGTAGGATTAACTCTATTCAACATCGCCCAATCGAGCCAATCATCAAAATCAACATCAAACTCAATTAATGATAATCTTGAGATCACTTGCGATGGAAGTTTACTACTACTCGCCCTATCGCTTGCTCTATTTGATGCACAAACAATTCTCCACCCCTCAGGCAATTCATACTCGCCTAATTTTCTTTCGTCAATTAGTTGAGCAACAATGCTCTGCACACTAGGATGCGATTGTGCGTACTCGTCAAAGAATAGAACCCCACTACCACTAACAGGAAGATTACCCAAAAAGGCTCTCTTCTGCTCGTTCTTTTCATTGATGTATGGAAGACCGCCAAGATCGACAGACTCATATAGCGACAGTCTAAAATCAATGTAGCCAAACTGTTTTTCAGTTGGATTAATTTTAGCTACCATTTCTCTATTGTCTGCCAATTTCTCAGCAAGACCTCGGACTATTGCGGATTTACCCACTCCAGTTCCACCAATCAAAAAGGGTACTACCCCACCTTGTAAGCATTTATATAAATGCTCTTTTACTTTTGATGACTTCATAATTACCTCCATAATTTTAAGTCAGTAAGAAAAGTTGACTAGTAAATATTTCTATCCACTAGGCAACACCAAGACACCCTCAAAGGGTCAGTCCATTACTGGATACTGGTTTAATGTTTCGACCTTATCTCAAAGGTCTTCATCAGTTGGTTTAATAATCTAAAAAGACAGGACAATTATTTACTTTTCTTAAAGTAAAAATTGCATCATCATCGATTTCAAAATCAACACCATTCAAATGTAAAAATTGCTTATAGTTTTTTTGTGATAATTGAACGAAATCATTTTCAAACAAAAGAGCAAACAAGGTATTCAATCTCTCTCTAGTTGTTGGTGTTCCCCACCCACACATTGAGAAACATAAATGAATATTGTTGTTATCTTTTCTTGAGTTAGGCATAAATTTGTCAGATAAGTAGTCAGGGTGGAAATTCTCCCACCATGCAATTTTATTATCATGCAAATATAAACCACTAGCCGATCTCGTAAGTATGCTACCCCTCGGTATAGTATTTGAATTGCCAATTTTTTTCTTCTTGTTAAAGATAAATGCTTGAGCAATTTCTTTAGATACTTTTCTCATAAATTAATCCTCCATTGGTTGCACTCTCTATACATTCAGAATAACTATCTTGCTCGACTGTTTCCCATTCGCATAAAGGTTGGCTATCTTGGGCAATAACTTTCGCTTGTTCTTCGTTATCAGCCTCTACTATTTTGAATACTTTATAAGTGTATTCTCCTTTTACTATGTATCTAGTTTTCATAATTAATCCTCCATAGATTAAGTAAGTTTTCTGTTTCGCATATCCCATTACAGGATGCTCGTCAGTCAGGTTAATTCCTGATACAGAGGGGGGAATAAATCCCCCCTATTTTTTACAAACTATCTTTTAATATATTTAAATGTTTTAAAGACATATCTATAGCAGTGTCAAAATCACTTTGATTTCTCCAACCAACAGGCATATCTTTTATACCAAGTAAAAGAGCTTTCAATTCATTAGCTAGAATTTCTGCATACACATTTTTATCTTTATCCATAATTAATCCTCCATAGATTAAGTGTTTCTTGTACCCATCGATTGACTAGCGGAATGCTAGCAAACTGGATACTCATTCAGCTTGTTAATTCAAGGACACTTGGAGGTGTGTCGCTACTGGAAATTATCGTCTCCGCCTCCATGCCTTAGTTCCAAACTGTATCGAGTTCTTTCAGCACTTCTTTGGGTACGCTTTTTGTGAGTTAAAGAGGTAAATCTAGTGACCTCCTTGCCTATACTATCTCCTTACTATGTGAGCAAGGCTAGACTGTTCAATTATTGCTGTTCTATAAATTGTCCTATGTTCGTTGTCATAAGATGATTATACCTACATTGTAATCATATTCAACACCATATCTGCTCGCACTCTGTGAGCATTCCCAAACTATCAATGACCAGTTAATATTTAGGTTAGTAATGTAATCCGCAGCCTTCGATATTTGAACCATGAAAGACGACAAAAAACCTAAATTGAAAGTAGTAAAAAAAGAACCTGATCTAACCATCAAACAACGCAAGTTTGTTGAAGAGATTGTTAAGGGCAAGTTGGGAAGTTATAAGGAGGCATATGCGAAAGTTTACGATGTAGCTTTAACCAAGACAGGGAATATCCCTAAGTGGGTAGAAGTGGAGGCTAGTAAGTTAGTAGCTAACCCTAAGGTAGCACTAAGCATACAAAAGGCTATACAAAGAAAAGAGCATTCAGCAGTAGCCTCTAGCCTCAGGACAAGGAACTATGTCATAGAGAAGTTATATAAGGAGAGTCAGGAGAGCGACTCAGACGCATCCAGAGTACGAGCATTAGAGTTATTAGGGAAAAGCATTGGATTGTTCTCAGATGTTATAGAGACTAAGGAGACAAGACCTAGTGAACAGATAGAGGAAGAGATAGAAGAGAGATTGATAGAGTTGTTAGAGAAAAAAGAATAGCAGTACCACCCTATTTTCGATCCACCTTTAATGAAACCCCCACCCCACCTGTGCGTGTGTCGTGTACGCACGCCATACATACATAGTGATTTGCACATTCATAGACCTAATTTGATTTTCCTATAGGTATTGCTTTTTGCTAGCAGTGTTTTTATGTATGCCACCCCCCTTTTTCCCAGTTTTTGTTAGAGTCTCATATACCCACAAAAAATTTTTTGCAATTTTATGTTGCTTTTTCATGTGAAGAGGTGCAATATTGTAAAATCTGTAGATTTTTATATCTAGTACACAGGTATTTTGGTTCACAGATGGCAAGTATGTACCTACTAAAGGGTATCTAAGTAAGTTTTTTTATTTAGTATATAGATATTAGGTATATACTAAGTAATTAGTATGAACAGCCAAGTTTTAAGCAAGTTAAGTCATCTTGATGCTGATGAAAAGCGTGAATTGTTGGGTTTATTAGAAGAATTAGACCAAGCAAAGTCTAGAGAGAAGTGCCAAGATGCGTTTTTACCCTTTGTTAACGAGATGTGGAGTGCTTTTATACATGGAAAGCACCATGAAGTTATGGCTGAGGCTTTTGAAAGGGTCGCTAAAGGTGAATTAAAGCGTTTGATTATCAATATGCCACCTCGTCATACTAAATCCGAGTTCGCATCCTACCTATTACCAGCATGGTTTCTAGGAAGATACCCTGATAAGAAGATTATTCAGACTGCCCATACTGCTGAACTAGCAGTTGGCTTTGGTAGGAAGGTTAGAAACTTGGTAAACAATAAAGATTTTAAGAATATATTCCCTGATGTCAGTTTGCAAGCAGACTCTAAAGCTGCTGGTCGTTGGAATACCAACAAAGGCGGTGAATATTTTGCGATAGGAGTGGGTGGTGCAGTAACTGGTAAAGGTGCTGACCTATTAATTATAGATGACCCCCACAGTGAGCAAGAAGGTGCAAGTTCTGACATCAATGTATTTAACCGAACCTACGAGTGGTACACATCAGGTCCTCGTCAGCGTTTGCAACCTAAGGGTGCAATCGTTGTAGTGATGACTAGATGGCATCAGAAAGACCTTACAGGTCAAGTTATTGATGCTAGTGTAAAACGAGGCGGAGCAGACCAGTGGGAAGTTATAGAACTTCCTGCCATTTTACCTTCAGGTACTCCTCTATGGTCTGAATTTTGGAAATTAGAAGAACTACAGGCTTTAAAATCTGAACTCCCCTCGTCTAAGTGGATGGCTCAATATCAGCAAGACCCTACTGCTGAAGAAGGTGCTTTAGTAAAAAGAGAATGGTGGCAAGAGTGGGATTACACAGAACCTCCTCAATGTGAATTTATCATACAATCTTGGGATACTGCCTTCTTAAAAACACAGCGAGCAGACTATTCAGCTTGTACCACTTGGGGTGTCTTTTATAAAGAAAACGAAGAGGGTCAACATGCACCTAATGTTATTTTATTAGATGCTTATAAAGAACGCTTAGAGTTTCCTGAGCTAAAAAAATTAGCGATGGATAAATATAATGCATATAAGCCTGATGCCTTTATAGTAGAGGCTAAGGCTGCTGGTATGCCCTTAATATTTGAATTACGACAAATGGGTATCCCAGTACAAGAATACACTCCTAGCCGAGGTAACGATAAGATATCAAGAGTAAACGCAGTTTCAGATTTATTTGCATCAGGCGTGGTTTGGTGTCCTGCTACAAGATGGGCGGAAGAAGTTGTAGAAGAGTTTGCAGCTTTCCCCAATGCAGAACATGATGATTTAGTAGATAGCAGTACGCAAGCACTACTAAGATTTAGACAAGGTGGGTTTGTTCCCTTATATACAGATGAAGAGGATGAACCTTTAGAACATAACAAAGTTGCAGATTATTACTAGGAGATTATATTGGCAGTAGAAAGACAACCTGCTACACCTATAGAGGGTTTGATAGAACAAGAACCTGATAGTGTAAGCATTGCTATAGAAAATCCTGATTCAGTTGCTATAAACACAGAAGATGGTGGGATGATTATTGATTTTGACCCACAAGATGATATGCCTGCATCAGAATTTGGTAGTAATTTAGTAGATTTTATAGATGAGAATGAGTTAGAACTTATTAGTTCTGAGCTTTTATCTGCATTTAATATGGATAAAGATTCTCGTAAAGAATGGGAAGAAAGCTATACTAAAGGCTTAGACCAGCTAGGTTTAAAGATAGAAGAGAGAACTCAGCCTTGGAATGGTGCATGTGGTGTATTTCATCCTATGCTATCTGAGGCAGTCATAAGGTTTCAATCACAGGCAATATCAGAAATATTTCCACCACAAGGTCCTGTTAAAACTAAAATTGTAGGAAAAATAACAGAAGATAAAGAAAAACAGTCCATGCGTGTGCAGGACTATATGAATTATCTATTGACCTATGAGATGTCAGAATATAGAACAGAGACAGAAAAGTTATTATTTTCTTTACCACTAGCTGGCTCTGCATTTAGAAAAGTTTACTATGATCCTACCTTAGATAGACCTAGTGGTATTTTTGTACCATCTGAGGATGTAGTTGTTAATTATGGTGCAAGTGATTTAGAAACTTGTGAGAGAGCCACTCATGTGATGCGTAAATCTGCAAATGACATACGCAAAATGCAAGTTAGTGGTTTTTATCGTGATGTTGATTTATCTGCATCTGAAAGCACCTACTCTGATATTACAGAAAAATATAATGAGTTAACTGGCGAAACTGATAATGATAAGTATGATAAACGCCATACTTTATTAGAAATGCAAGTTAACCTTGATATAAAAGGTTTTGAAGATGAAGTTGATGGTAAACCTACAGGTATTCAATTACCTTATGTTGTTACTATGGATTATCCAAGTGGCATGATTTTAAGTATTAGAAGAAACTATTACGAAGATGATGCACAGAAAAAAAGACGAACACACTTTGTACACTATCAATACCTACCAGGATTAGGTTTTTATGGGTTTGGTCTAATACACATGATAGGTGGTTTAGCTAAATCTGCTACAAGTTTATTAAGACAACTGGTTGACTCAGGAACATTATCTAATTTACCTGGTGGTTTAAAAGCTAGAGGTTTAAGAATTAAAGGTGATGATACTCCTATCATGCCTGGTGAATTTAGAGATGTTGATGTACCAGGTGGTGCTATTAAAGATAATATTACATTCTTACCTTATAAAGAACCAAGTCCTACCTTATATCAACTACTTGGAAACATAGTAGAAGAGGGCAGGCGTTTTGCAAGCATATCCGATGTTAAGGTTTCTGATATGAGCAACCAAGCACCTGTAGGTACAACTCTTGCTTTATTAGAAAGAAACATGAAAGTTATGAGTGCAGTGCAAGCTAGACTGCACGCATCAATGCGTAAGGAGTTTGATATCCTTGTTAATGTTATAAAAGACTTTGGTGAGCCAAAATATCCTTATGAGGTTACTGAAGAAGAAGATATCAAAAAAGCAGACTTTGATTCTAGAATAGACATTCTGCCTGTATCTGACCCCAATGCAGCAACTATGTCGCAAAGAATTATGCAGTATCAAGCTGCTTTTCAGTTGGCTCAAACTGCTCCTGAAATGTACGATATGCAAGAACTACATAGACAAATGTTAGAAGTATTAGGTATTCAAGATGTAGATAATATAGTTCCTGATACAGACGAAGTATTACCTGTTGACCCAGTAACTGCAGTACAAAACTTAATTAACAATAAACCTGTTAAAGCATACGATTATCAAGACCATGATGCACATATACAAACTGTTGCATCTGCTCAAGAGAATCCTGAGATTATTGGGTTGGTTGAGAAATCACCAAATGCTCCTGCAATATTAGCATCAGCATCAGCTTATATTAATGACCACTTGACTATGAAATATAGACAACAGGTAGAGGATGAGTTGGGTATAGAGTTACCACCAATAGGTGAACCTATTGCTCCTGAGATCGAGGCACGAATATCTAAGCTAGTTGCAGAGGCATCTACTAGAGTTACTGAGAGAGCAAGGATGGAGGCAGAACAAAAACGCATTAATGAACAACAGCAAGACCCAATCATACAAGCTAAACTACAAGAAGTAGCTACTAAACAAGCTGAAGTACAGCGTAAAGCTAATGCAGATGCAGCAAGATTACAGTTAGCTGCAGAGAAACAAAGAGCACAAGCTGAGTTAGAAAAAGATAAATTACAAGTAGAAGTTGCTAGCACATTGCTAGAGGAAGATAGAAAAAGCAAAAAGCAAGCAGTAGAAGATTTTAAAACAGGTCTTGACATCGCAAAAGAAGTAACGGAAGATGTCAATACGAATGATAAATGACATCAAAGAGCAATCACTTTCACAATTTTTAAAAGTAAGACTTAGAGATGTTATGAATGAACATGCTGACCATATATCTACAGGGGGTTGTAAAGACTTTCCTGAATATAAGAGAATGGCTGGCGTAATCGAGGGTCTTGCCCTCGCAGAAAGAGAGGTGTTGGACTGGATAGATCAACACATCAAAGAATAGGAACTCGACACCTTATGTCGTGCAATATATGAAAGAGGCAATAAAACAACCTAAAACAGTCGAAAAACCTGAAGACTTGCAAGATGATGTTAAAAGTCAACTTCCTGAGCCTCAAGGTTATAAGATATTAGTTGTGATGCCACAAGCTGATGAAAAAACAGAGGGTGGTATTGTTAAGGCTAGTCAAACTATTAGAGATGAAGAAGTTAGTAATATCTGTGGATATGTATTAAAACTTGGTCCTGATTGTTATAACGACAAAAATAGGTTTCCTAGTGGACCTTGGTGCAAGGTAGGAGACTGGGTTGTATTTCGTGCATACTCAGGCACAAGAATGAAAATGTATGGTAAAGAGTTTCGTATAATTAACGATGACACTGTGGAAGCAGTTGTCGAAGACCCTACAGGAGTAGTTAGAGCATGAGTGAAAATTCAACAGTAGAAACCTCAATAGAAACTGAATTTCAACCTAACGCTGATGGTAATTTAGAACCACAGACTATGGAAGATAAATTTTTTGGTGTAAAAACTCAAATAAATTCTAAATCTGATGAAGATAAAATAGATGTAGAAGTAGTTGATGATGTGCCAAAAGAGGATAGAAAACCTCCTAAACAGGAGACTGCAGAAGAACAATCTATTGATGATGATGCATTAGATAAAGAAATCTCTGATTATAGCAAGCGTGCTGGTGATAGAATTAATAAAATTAAATATGAGTATCACGAAGAACGCAGAGCAAAAGAACAAGCACTAAGAGAACAACAAGAAGCTGTAACTAGATTGCAAACTTTGATGACAGAAAATCAAAAGATGCAAGCTATGATTAATCAAGGCGGTGAAGTTTTAAATCAAACTGCAATTAATAATGCACAGTTTGCTAAAATGAGTGCACAAGAAAAATTTAAAAAAGCCTATGATGAAGGTAATGCAGAAGATATGGCATTGGCTCAAGAAGAACTTGCTAAAGCAACACTAGCAGAGCAAGGTGCTTCACAATATTCACAAAAATTACAACAACAAGTTGCTGCAGAATATGAGCAACAAGCACCAGCACAACAACAGTTAGACCCTGTTATGGATGCATGGTCAAAGAAAAATCCTTGGTTTATGGGTAGTACACCTGCAGATAAACAAATGACTGCTTATGCAATGTTTATAGATCAAAGATTACAAGCAGAGGGCGTTGACCCTGCAACACAGTCTGATAAATATTACAGTTCTGTGGATGCTGCTATGAGAAAAGAATTTCCAAATTTTTTTGGTGTTTCTGAAACTAAAGTAGAAGAAGCACCAATAGAAGAAAAACAACAACCAACAAATGTTGTAGCACCAGCATCGAGGTCAACTGGTGAAAAATCTAATCCTCGCAAAATAGTATTGACTCAGACACAAGTTAAGTTAGCACGACAACTTGGTATAACGCCTGAGCAATATGCAAAACAATTATTACAGGAGTCCTAAATGGAAGAAAGTAAAGATAATAATATTCAATCTTCTAACGAAGACCAAGTGCGTACCCCTAGAGGGAGTGAAGACCGAGAGGTTACCCAGCATGTAGAAAGCTGGGAAAATCCATCTAACTTACCAAGTCCTAATCCGCAAGAAGGCTGGGTTTTTAGATATATTAGAACAAGTTTATTAGGTAAATCTGATAATCCTAATGTATCAAGAAAATTCCGTGAAGGCTGGATACCATGCAGAGCAGAAGATCATCCTGAATTACAAATTCATATGATGGACTATAAATCTGAATGGGCAGATAAAGGTCATATTGAAGTAGGTGGACAATTATTATGCAAAATGCCAGCAGAGAAAGCGAAAGCTAGAGATGAGCACTTTAGAAATATGGCTCAAAATCAAATGGAATCTGTTGACAATGTATATTTTAAGGACCAAGACTCAAGAATGGCTACAAAACAAGTGTTTGAAAGAAAATCTAAAACAACATTTGGTAGAGACTCTTGATCTTGGATTAGTAATTGTTTTAAATTAGGAGACTATTATGGCTTCATCAGCTAGTCCATTCGGTGCTAGACCTGTTGGTTCATTAGTGTCTTGTGCATACAATGCTAAAATTACACATTACAAAATTAAAAATAATTTTGGTACATCCATTTTTTATGGAGATTTTGTAAAGTGGGCAGACGATAATCCAAATACCACTATCCAAAAGGATACTGGTACAACGGCTTGTACTCCCATTGGTGTATTTTTAGGATGTGCATACACTGACCCATCAACTGGTCAATTTACACCAAACCAATATTACCCAGCATCAACTGCTGCGGATGATATTGTCGCATATGTTGCATCAGACCCATTTCTGATAATGCAAATGCAGTCCGATGAATCTTTAGATCAAGATGATCTAGGGAAGAATTGTGCTGTAGTTCAAACTGCTGGTTCGACTTCAATCGGAACAAGCAGAAACGCAGTCGATGGTAGCACTGCTGCTACGACTAATACACTACCATTAAAGATTATCGACTTTGTCGATGGTCCTGATAGTGCTATTGGTGATTCAAAGACTGATGTATTGGTGATGTTCAATGTTGGGCATCAGTTACTTAACACAACAGGCATAGGCTAGAGGTATAAATTATGGCTATTTCAAGAGCTAATGAGCTTAAACAGCTTCTACCAGGCTTAAACGCTTTGTTTGGAGAAGAGTACAATAACTACGAGAACGAGCATGAAGAAATTTATTCAACTGAGAACTCTGAAAGAAGTTTTGAAGAGGAACTCAAGTTGTCAGGTTTCGGTGCTGCTCCAGTAAAAGACGAAGGTTCTTCAATATCTTTTGATACTGCACAAGAATCTTTTGTTGCTCGTTATACACATGAAACTATTGCTTTAGGTTTTAGTGTTACAGAGGAGGCTATGGAAGATAATTTATATGTATCTTTGTCTGCTCGATACACAAAGGCTTTAGCAAGAGCAATGGCTTACACTAAACAAGTTAAGTCAGCGTTTCCTTTGAATAACGGCTTTACCAATTCATTCCAATCAGGAGATGGGGTTAACCTATTTACTGCTGATGGTGATGGAGTAACAGGTGGTGATGGACACCCATTAGTGTCAGGCGGAAAAAATTCCAATAGACCATCCACTGGTGCTGACTTGAATGAAACATCTTTAGAAGATGCTATTATTCAGATTGGTAAATGGACTGATGAGAGAGGACTTAAAATTGCTGCTAGACCAGTAAAATTAATCGTTCCATCAGACCTGCAGTTTGTTGCAACTCGTCTTCTTGAAAGTGAGTACAGAGTTGGTACTGCTGACAATGACATTAATGCTATTAGAAGCAATGGTGTGATACCGCAAGGTTTTTCAGTTAATCATTATTTAACTGATACAAATGCCTTCTTTATCATTACTGATGTGCCTGATGGCATGAAGCATTTTGTCAGAAGTCCAATGACTACAAGCATGGATGGAGACTTTGACACTGGTAATGTGAGATACAAAGCTAGAGAAAGATATTCCTTTGGAGTATCTGACCCTCTTGGTATCTTTGGTTCACCAGGCTCAAGCTAAACTTTAAGGGGAGCTATGCTCCCCTTTTTTTCGTTCTAGGGGATTTTTTTTGTTTATCGACTGCCCTAGCAGACTTGCCAAGACGATAGACTTTTTTCTTTTAGGAGAAGATTATGGCGAATACAACATTTAATGGACCAGTAAGGTCCGAAGGTGGTTTTGAACAAATCACTAAAAACTCAACAACTGGAGCAATAACAACTAATCTAGATGTTGATACAAGTGGTAATATTAGTACAACAGGAACAGTAAATAATTTACTATCTGTTACTAGCGTTACTGATTCAACACTTACTCCAACTACAGCACAGTCTGGAACTATTTTTAGTTTGAATAGAGCTGCTGGTATTACAGTAACCTTGCCTGCTGCTGCTGCTGGACTATTTTATGAATTTCATATAGGCACTACATTTACAGGTACTTTTATTTTACAAGGTGCTTCTAGTGCAGATACTTTCCAAGGAATGGTATTTCAGCTTGATAAAGATGAATTAGGAAGCGTAGTAGCTCTTAATGAAGATATTGACACCGCAGGATGGAATGTTCCTGCTGCTGCTGACTATAGATTAACTATGGATGCTGACACTGATGGTCGTTTTATTGGCGGTCATATTAGATGTGTAGCTATTACAGATGCCATATGGCTTCTTAATGGTCATGTCTTTGGTGATGGCACTGTTTCTCATAGTTTTAGCTAGGAGTAAATTATGGCTGATGCAGTAACTTCACAAACTATCATTGATGGTGAAAGAAATTGTGTTATGAAGTTTACCAATGTCAGCGATGGTACTGGCGAATCCGCAGTAGCTAAGGTAGATGTATCTGCCTTAGCTTCTAATTCAGAAGGTGAAGCATGTTCTGAAGTTAGAGTTTTGCGTGTGAGTCATGCGATTGTTGGTATGTCGGTACAACTATTCTTTGATGCAACTTCAAATGTTTTATTTATGGAACTAGCTGAAAGCAGTAACGGACACATGGAGTTCGGTGAGTTTGGCGGTATTCCAAATAATGCAGGGAGTGGTAAAACAGGAGACATCTTATTTACTACTAAAGGTCATAGTTCAGGAGACACTTATTCTATCGTATTAGAAATGACTAAAGTGTATTCTGACTAATTAGGAGAAATTATGTCTAATTATATTATTTCTGAAACTGGTGAGTTTCCTCCACAATATAAGGTATTAAGTCTTAGTGATGATGGTATTTATCGACCTATCTTTGGTCCTGATCCTGACTTAGAAGATGCTCAACGCAAATGCGATGAGATGAACGGAGTCAGAGCAAGGGATGATAAAGGTCATTATATAGCTGATGATCCAAGCACACCTGATGTGAATGAGGCTTATGTTGGTGGCAAAAAACCTAAAAAGAAAAAAATTGCCAAGAAAAAAACAGTTAAGAAAAAGAAAACAGTTAAGAAAAAATAATGCTTAACATTGCTCTATTGATGAAAGAACTTCGTCAATGGAGTAAAACTGTTTTAGAACAACCGCAGAGTAAGTTTAATAACTTACCTGCGTGTCCTTTTGCTAAGAAGACTTGGAATAATAACAAGGTTGATATTATGATAAGTCAATGTGGTGATTGGTCAGACCTCATGGATAGTATTATAAGTTTCAATGATACTTACGATGTTATTATTTATTGTGGTGATGACTATGAAAATATTACTGCAGATGAATTAGTTGAAAGAATTGATTTATTAAACGAACAAGCTAATCCATTAAATTTATATTTAATGGGTTCACACCCTGATAGCGAAATATCTTTTGCATCAGACACAGAGTTTTACGGAATATTTGATGATGACTATTATCAAATCTTTTTACAAAGATTAGATACATTAATTGAAGCATCTGATAATATCTTTAAAAAGGGTTATTATAAAAATTATAATAATAACGAATTTCAATCCCAAATATTAAATAGGAGAAAATTATGGCAGGGAAAATGAAGTCTAAAATTATGAAAAATGGCATGAAAAATGGTAAAAATACCAAGAAAGCTAAAGTTATGAAAAAGCGTTCAGGTATGAAAATACCTAAAAAAATGGGTATGGGTAAAAAAACTGACATGAAAATGAAAAAAGGCATGGAAGTTCAAAACTTCAAAGACATGGTGTTTAAGAAGTTTGGCGGAAAACTATAGACCAGTAAACTTTTTTAATGCCGATAAGAAAAAAATCTAAAATGCCTCCTCGTAATAAGAGGAATTTTAGGTCTACCAAGTCTGGTGCAGGCATGACTGAGGCTGGAGTTAAGGCTTATAGAAGATTAAATCCAGGTTCTAAGTTAAAAACTGCAGTTACAGGCAAAGTTAAAAAAGGTAGTAAAGCTGCTAAACGCAGAAAATCTTTTTGTGCAAGGTCAGCAGGTCAAATGAAAAAGTTTCCAAAAGCTGCAAAAAACCCTAACTCTAGGCTACGGCAAGCTCGTAGAAGATGGAAATGTTAAATGGTTATTAGCCGTGCTAACTTAAAAGTATTAACTAGAAACGCACCAGCAAGTAAAAAGAAATATGCCACTAAAAAAAGGAAGGTCAAGAAAAACAGTAAGCGATAATATATCTAAACTTGTGCGTGAGGGTAAACCTCAGAAACAAGCTGTTGCTATTGCTTTACAAACTGCAGGTATCAATGAGAAGAAAAAGAAGAGACCCAAAGGTAGGAACAGGTAAAAAACCTAAAGGTAGTAGTAGAAGACTTTACACTGATGAAAACCCCAAAGACACAGTTAGCATTAAGTTTGCAACTCCTGCAGATGCAAGAAAAACAGTTGCAAAAGTTAAAAGAATTAAAAAACCTTTTGCAAGAAAGATACAAATTCTTACAGTCCTTGAACAAAGAGCAAAGGTAGCTGGTAAAAACGAACAAGCAAAAATAGCAAAAAAAGGTAAGGAGGCTATAAGAAGACAACATGGCAACTAGCGGTACAACAGCATTTAATTTAGATTTATCTGACATTATGGAAGAGGCATATGATTTATGCGGTCTTACCATGCGTTCAGGCTATGATTATCGTAGTGCTAAAAGAGCTTTAAACTTAATATTTTTAGAGTGGCAAAACAAAGGATTAAATCTTTGGAAAATAGAACAAGCCTCTATAACTCTTACTGCTGGCACATCCTCTTATGCTGCAGAAACAAGTGCATTAGAAATAGTAGATGCATTTATTAGAACAGATGCTGCAGACACCACAAAACAATTCGATCAACTATTAAATAGAATATCTAGAACTCAATATAATCATCAAGCTAAAAAATTAAATCAATCTAAACCTACACAGTTTTTTGTAGATAAAGGTACATCAGGGATTAATATAGTTCTTTGGTCAACACCTGACTCTGCACAAACATATACCTTAGTATATGACTATATCAAACGCATTGAAGATGCAGGTAGTGTTGCTACTAATAATGCAGATGTACCATCAAGATATTTACCATGCTTAACTTATGCACTTGCATATAATATAGCTTGTAAAAATACTGAAGCTACCCCAAAAGTACCTATGATTAAAATGCGTTATGATGAATTATGGAATGAAGTTAGTGATGCAGATAGAGAAAGAGCATCAGTAAAATTTGTTCCTGATAGTAGTATTTATAGTAATTATTAATGTACGCAAAAGGTAAAAAGGCTTTAGGTATATGTGATAGATGTGGATTTACTTATAAACTATCAGAACTTAAATATGAAATAGAAGACAAAGTTCGTAATGGTTTGCGTGTCTGCACTTATTGTTTTGACCCTGACCATCCACAACTTAGAGTTGGTGAATTACAAACTTCTGATCCGCAGGCATTATTTAATCCTAGAGTAGATTCAGGAGAAAAAGCCTCAACAACATATTTTGGTTTTAGTCCTGTATCTAGTACAGGCATGGTGTTAAGAGGTAATGTAGGTAAAGTAAAAATAACTATAGGCTAATATGACATACGCAGAATTAAAAAGTTTAATACAAAATTATGTACAGAATACAGAAACAACATTTGTTTCTGACCTACCTAATTTAATTAAACAAGCAGAAGAGAGAATACTAAAAACAGTTAATCTTCCAGTATTTAGAAAGAATGTAAGCGGTACATTAACATCAGGAAATCAGTACCTTGCGACACCATCTGATTTTTTAGATAATTTTTCTTTATCATTTACAAGTTCTAGTGAACAAACTTTTTTGTTATATAAAGATGTAAACTTTATCAGAGAGGCATATCCTAACGCATCAACTACTGGTATTCCAAAACACTATGCTTTATTTGATGACACCACTTTTATAGTAGGACCAACACCAAATGATGATTTTGTTGTTGAGTTACACTATTTTTACAGACCTGCATCTATTACTGCAGGTGCTGATAGTGGCACTACATGGCTAGCTACCAATGCTATAAATACTTTACTCTATGGAACTTTATTAGAGTCTTATGTATATATGAAAGGTGAGCCTGATATTATGATTCAATACGAGAAAAGATATTTAGAGGCTTTAGGTAAACTAAAAAATCTAGCAGAGGGTGATAATACAGTAGATATATATAGAGATGATGCTGTTAGAGTACAAAGAATATAATGTTTAATGTAGATGTAAAATCAAGCATAGGTGATATAACAGTTAGCACTACTAAAAATAAAGGTCATAGTCCTGAATATTGGACAGAACGCATAGTAGAAAGACTTATAAGTATTAGTGATAATGCTAATCCTATGGTCAAAGCACAAGCAGATGC